TGATTCTCTGCTGCCATCAACGCTTCACGGCTCCCACCAAACGCACCTGAGCGCGAGGCGTTCCCCATCTGCTGAGCGCCAGTAATATCGTACTGACGCTGCACTTCTTGTAACGCAGGCTGAAGCGAAGCTTGCAGGTACGGGTTCATATACGCTTGAGATGCGTATGGATTAGTTGCTTGTTGTGCGTACCGATCCCCTGCACCCGCTGCCATTGCGCCGTAACCTAACGATGCGTTCTGAAGCTGTGCTGCTGTGCCTTGTGTCCCTAGACCGTATTGACCTGTTTGATATGCAATGTTTGATGCATCAGCTATCTGAGGCGCAATTTGCTGGCTACCTACGTTTCTAAACGCTTGTTCCTGCATCGGGGTAAATGTAGCAACTTGTTGCCCTTTATACGGCTGATACGGATTGTTAGTAAGATCAGTGACCGCAGCAGCTTTACCTAATGTGCTTTCTACATAAGGCTTTGCGTATTCAGGAATGTTAGTGTTTTGAACGGTTGTTGAAGTGGGTGCGCTACTTCCTCCACCTTGAGGCATAATCTTGCCACCGACTTTTAAAAAAGCCCGTTCTGGCAGCATGTCAAAATGGTTATATCTCATAGCGTAACCTCAACAATTTTATATTTTTCAACGAACCCAAAGCGTTGCCATAATCTAGCAACAGCATCATTAACCGCACCTTCTATAGATGTAGCTCCAAAGCCTTGTAAAACTTGGCACATCTGTTTAAACGACTCTTTGCTAACAATTAACTTGCCACCAATGTAAGTAATAAACGCTACACGGTGATTGGGTCGGTTAAACAAATTGACCGTTGCTGCACCAATAATCTTGTCATCTTCTACTGCAACCAATAATATCCATTGACCGCCAGTCACATAAGCCTGAACTTGGTCTAGCGTGTAATCTTTATCGCCCGTTTGCTGCTCAATTGCCGCTTTTAAAAACCCCGAAACAGCATCCCACGTTTGATTGACATACTGGATTGGAACATGCTGTACGTTCATGCGGGTAAGTATTTATCTGACCTAGAGTTAACAGCTACCTTACCCTTACCAACAGTCTTGCCTCTGTTCTTTTGAATGCGATCCATCATGGCATACAGTCTTTTAGCACCGGCATCTGTAGACCCATTTCCCAGTTCAGAAACAATCCGAGCAGGAACGACGAACTCACCATCAGCAAGGCGAGCAGGCTGACGAGCGCCAATTTGAGCAGGAATATCATCGCTGACTCCATCGCCGGGTCCTTTTAGTAGTTGCCCACCATCAGAATAACCACCTAAATGTCCACCCATTGCGTAGCCAATACCTTGCATTGGGTACTGAGGACCTTGATTTAAAGCACCAATGCCCCCAAAGTTATGATTGCTATCATCAGGAGATGCGTAGTAGTCACCAATGCCGCCACCCATTGCATAGCGCAAAGCTTCTGGCATTAACCCGCCATTCTTTGCGGTGTTTCCGGCGTAATCAGTTGTAGCGTCAGGAATAAAATCTGTGTACCCCCGATTGGCGTACATTTGTTGTATTTCCGCCAACCCACTTGATGCGTTAACAGGAAAATTAGAAGGCACATTAAATTCAGGCGAACTATCGTTTGGGTTATATGGTCGTGTTGGTTTATTGTTGGCGTAATCATAGACTTGGGCAACAGGGTATCTGTCGTAGTAACTTTCTGCATCACCGTTTACACCGGGTCCGGTGTATGTACCACTAACGCCCGAACCAGCGGGTTTGGCTTTAGCCGCAATGATTTGAGCAACAGTTTTTACTGGTTGTTTTGTAATAGGATCAATTGCCTCACCCCCGCCGCCGCCAGCACCAGCTATGCCACCACCTCCAACGTTTGCATACTTAACAAATGATGGCGCTTGATATTGAAACGCATCAGGAGATTGTCGTTGCGGTGCAGCATATTGCTGTTGAATCTGAGCCATTTGTGGTTGAATAAGTGGTTGTGTAATGCCTTGCGATACAGTTGGTTGAGGCGGCTGGTAAGACTGCTGTGCTTGTTGAATAGCAGCTAAGGCTTCAAGTGTAGGATTAGAAGTGTTTTCACGTTGTTGTTGTTCTGTAGCAACTTCTGGGTCACCACCTTCAGCCATGCGGATAATTCCGCCATTAGCAACAGTAGTGGCTCCAAAATCAGAGGCTTTGACAGGTGTCTGCGCTGTGTATGTTTGATTAAATCGGTTGTATTTATACGGGCGAATGTACGAATCTGAATCAGGCTGGCTACTTTGACTATTGCCTTTATTAGACATTAACAAACCCGCTGCACCAAGCCCTAACGTGCCTTTATTGTCGGCAAGAAATTTACCCACACCTGAATCAAAAAAACCATCAGGCTTAGGAGTTTGAGTCATAAACCCAGCGGGTGGTTTAATGCCTAGACCATCTGAAGCAGTAGGTGCAACATCCGATATGCTTGGCGATCCGGGCATCCTTAACCCCCGCATAACATTGACAGAATTGTCCGCCCCTGAACCATCAGGACCCAAAATAGAACTATTTCCAGCACTATTAAAATTTATCTGATCAAGTGTTGGTGTATTTAAAATACCCGCAGGCGTAGCAGCTTGGCTTGCAGTTTGGCTTGCAACTTGATCAGCAGCTATAAATGCGCCTGTATCACCGCCAGCAACAGTAGCAACACCACCAGCAACCCCGCCAGCACCACCACTAAGCAAAGGAGCTATACCCCCGCCTATAGCACCGGTAGCGCCGCCAATTAAAGCGCCTTTAAGGATGTCATCTGTTTTACCACCACGCAACGCAGCAATACCGCCGCCCATAGCAGCGCCGATTGCTAAACCCATCATAATAGCCATGACTAAACCCCTTCCATTATTTCAGGAGACTCAAGACCAGTGCCTCGTAAATTATGTAAACAACAAAACACAACATCATCGGTCAATGCTTTGAATAGATGTTTTTTGCCAGCTAAAATCTTAATAAGTGCAGGGGCTGTGTAAACGCCCGTCAAAATGCCATCTTGCCAAGCTTCAACTGTTCCACGGGAAACAATTGTTATGTGATCGTGTGCATGAACATGCTGCGCTGCAATACTTTCAGCTTTCTCGATTGAATAAGCTCTGACCCAAATGTCATCAACTTCTGCAAATTCTACATAAGGATGCTCAACGCGAACATATTTTGGGTCTTGAACAAGTTCTTCAATATTCATACTTTAACCTTTAAAACATTACTTGCTGTGGTGTCCCGATATACATCACCAGCCCGTAGGTCGGCAAGACTTGTCTGCGTAGGAAGCGTATTTAAGTCTAAGTTTAAACCACTTGCTGCTGAAAAACCCGGATTATCTAACTGTGCAAAATACAGGCGTAGCACGTTTGTAAATTGTTCAAAAAATACTGCGTCATACTCGCGTGGAGCAACCGGTAAGTTTGGGGATTTTGTTGTGCCTGTAGACATTAAGTATTCCTTTACCTCTTCCCATCAGGTCTGATGTCAATTCTAGGAGAGCCAAGCTGCCATGCCACGCCAAGTTCAGTGGATTCAATCCTAAACGCCATCTGCCTGCCACGAATTCTTGTGTAGACCTGCCCGTCAAAAAGCTGAATGTTGTATGACCGACTCACTGCGTAATTGTCTGCGCTTTGCACTTCAGGACTGTTTGATGCGCTATAAGCTGCGCCAGAGTTCTGACGGGGTTTGACGGTCATGGTGACGTAAGGTTCGTTAACGTTTGAGCCGTTAAAGTTAATGTCCGGCAGGATGCGCCAGACAAACCCAAAGTTATGCCCATCACCAATATCAAAGTCTGATGACTGAATATATGCATCAATTGCCACAGGCGTTGCTCCAGCTACATCATCTACATCTGCTTCGTGATACAGGGTTCTGCCTGTTACAGCACTGGCATCGTAGTTGGTTGCCATTGGATATTGACGAATACTTGAATCTAACCACGCAGTGCGTGACATTGAGCCGTAGTACCAAACCTTATCAAGGTAGTTATAGATGACATACTTATCTATAGCCGTTGAATCTGTTGAGCAATAAAACCACCAGACCTCGTTATAGCCTTCGTTGCTGCCAGAAAACACTTGAAACGCTTGTTCAATATTAATATCGTTAAAGATGTATTGCCGTAACGAACAGGGCAAGGTATCAACGCGCCCAGAATATTGATAGAACTTGTCAACGCCCATCCAGTAAGTAACGTTATTAATTGTAATTGCAGCATTAGGCGAGACAATGGATATATTATCCATTAATATATTAAAACCCCAAATATACGGTGGTCCTAAATACTGCATTGAATATAAAGCAGAGTCAGTCCAAATTAATATTTCTTGGCGGGTATTAATGCT